TTGACCGCAGAAGATAGCTGGTGCGCCATCCCATTTAACAGTTACATTCACAGGTGCTTTTGTATCGCCTGCTAACATATCACGTAACGCTCTTAGATAGTTGATTGACTGTCTAGTACCTTCGATACCAGCATTGAGAATATTATCCTCAATGTGTTCCATGTGAGTGTTCTTGTCTTCAACTAAGAATGATGATAAGCGTTTCATGTTATGCTCCAAATAATTTCTTTACGTCTGCCGGGTTGTCTAAGTTATATTTAGACTTTGCTTTTGTAAGCATACGACCTTGTATTCTTAAACCTGCTGTTCTTGCTGGAGTCTTAGGATCTGTAGGGAATGATAACTTACTACCACCAAAGCGTAAACCAAGTTCAACTTGTATCTCTGCTTTTAGTTCAGGCACATCTAGCTTGAATGGATTCTTACCCATGTAGAACAAGCCTGCACCACCGATGTTAATATAATAAACACCTTTCTTGTTGTAGTGCTTAATGATAAAACTAATAGGGGCTTTGATGTTTGTAGCAATCTTTCCTGTAAGACCCTTCTTCTTTAAATTGTTACGTGCTTCTACTGATACTTTGATCGGTACGCCACGATTTTGTTTGTGAAACTCTTTAGGCTCTTCTTGATGACTAGCTTTAATATAGTTGTCAACGTCTTTAGCTTTCTGTTTCATAATAGGCATGAACAAATCTAAATCGTCTAAGTCCATTTCTTTTGTAGGTGTGAACGTACTAGTGTCCATATCATATCTAAATGATGTACCACCCATCTGTTCTTTAGAACTTAGTTTGATTTCGATGTTGAATGCTTTGCCATTGTAACTTGCTTCGATATCACCTGCACCTTGATTACTGAAACCCGCCGCTGGTTTATCACCAACATTCAATCCTGGTATGCCAGCATCTACCATTGACTTGTATACTTTATTTTCGTATTCAAGACCTTTGGTGCCTACTGTCTCAACAATATAGTTTTTAAACGTTAATGTCATCGGGTTGTTACTACCTTTACATTCTTATTAATTCGTGTCGCCGCAACTGCAAGAACACGTAAACCTGGTCGTATCTTCGAACCCTTACGTGAACTATCATTACGTATTAGAAAATAGATATCTGAAGTGCCCTTAAGGTCTGTCATCTTATCTATAATTTTAGTTGCTTTGACTTCTAGCACATCACCAGTTTTAGATAGCACAAAGTCAGAACTTCTAAACGTTCTTACTATAACGAAGCCTTTGCCTAGAACATCACTTCCAAATACAACTGCTTCTTTTTCTTTCTTATTAGCAAGTACGCCAACATTAGGTGTCATATAGTTAACAGCACCTTTCTTTGTAATGCTAACTTCGCCTCTTGCTTCTAGTCTATCTACAATCTTCTTAGCTGTTGGTGCCCAATAACTATCTGCGGATTCCCACATCTCTGCGTTATCTTTCTTAATAGAGATTGGTATCTTTGTACCATCTTCTAATACTAATCGCACATCTGCTTTCTTACGATTAGATGTATCACGCCCAACTTCTTCAACGTCTACAACATCTTTATATGTGTACGTCTTGCGACCATCTGTAATCTTAACAGTCATCGGTCCACCTTTAGTAAAGTGTGTGATGCCTGCAATCATTGTATCTTCGTTATCAAGACCTGCTGACTTCTTACCTTGCTTAGATGCTGGTCGTGCTTTGATCGTATAGATACCAACTACAACTGCTCCAACAGAAGATGCACCTTTATCGGGATCATAGACTGCATTCAAGTCTTTCATCTCTTTAGTAATCTTCTCTAAAGCGTCAACTCGGTTAGTGTCAATCAGAACACTTATAGTACGAGAGGACTCACGCTTTAAATTCTTGAAACCCATTTGCTTCAAGCGATTTTCCATCTCATCAGTTGTCATTGATGCTTCATTGATGAATTGAGCAAATGTGATTGCCATTGTACTACCTATCCTAAGTTAACAACTATATTTATATAATACAAAAAAAGAGCGCCGAAGCGCCCTTTGATCTCGTACTACTTAGCCATTCTTGCTATCTCTATAGCTTGTTCTTGGTTTGTAATAGGTACTGCGTTTGACTTATGCATGGTGGCGATTCCAACGATGTAGTCTCCTGTGTAGACTTGTCGCTCTTTTCGTCTTCCTGCTTGCGGAATTCCATGAACTGGGCTCTTCGTCTGGCTTGGTATCGTATTCTGTTTGTGAATTGTTGGCGACGGTGCATATGGTACAAATTCCTTTTTCTTAAGTTTGGACTTACCACTTATATATGTAACGTATTCGTCTAACGTTTCAAACTGACATGAATGCATTGACTTGCGGCGCATATCTTTATTATATCTACGCCACTCTGCCTCAACTTCTTTTAATCGATTAACACTCAGACCTTTCTTACGCTTCTTTGTATTGAGACTAGACATGCCTCGTACAAGATGCATAGTCATTACATACGACCTGAAGTCACTTGAGCGACACCTTGTTCGCTGTACTGGGCGTGAACGGCACGTGATTGCTCTTGCGTCAATCCCTCGTAGCGTTCTTTTTCACCTGTTGCAAAATTCATAATTGCTTCAACATACCACATTATATAGTCTCCATTTGTTTATAATCAACTAAGTCAAGCAAACGCTCAACTAACTTACGACCATACTCTGTGAACAAGATACCTTGATTCCAAACCCAGTGTTCAACACACTGACCAGAGTAAAAGTCTTCACCTTGAAGTAACCACCGAAGAGCAGTTTCTTCATCTTTAGCGCCCATCGCAATCGTGTCTTGGACTAATGCTTTGAACTCAGCGAGATCAGCTTGCTTCTCTGCCTCACGCTCAATAACAGCTTGATCTAGGGCTTTACACGTGTGATCCCACATCTCCTGACGCTCTGCATCAGTTGTATCTTCGTCATAGAACGCATGATGTCTAGGACGAAAGCCATAAGTGTCTTTGTATAGATCAGAAAAGATATCTGCTTCAAATGTGTACTGTGTCATAGCGAATCGCTCCTTGTCATTGTTAGTATACTATACTACGATCAAATGCATTTGTCAAGGTTTATTTTGGTATATATCGTAAATAAAAGAGTATGGCGCACCACTCAGTTTTTGAGCAGTGTACAGCATATGTTCTTCATCAGGCTCTTCTAAAGCACCCTCAAGAATGTGGGCTTCAGCTAGAGCTTCTTCAATCATTTCCTTAGTGCTTTTCTCTACCACAATACACCTCTTTGATAGTTTTAAGTTTCTGTTCTGTTCGATTAGGATACTCGCCTGTATACTTTGCGTACCGTAAGTCATCGTGGCTTAAGTAGTCTTTATACTCATGTTCAATTGCATCCCAGTTTTCAATTATAGCTTTCGATAGCCTCTCTAGTCTTAGATCAGTTAAGATCGGATCATTATGACTATTGCCATATGATCCTAAGATGTACCAAGGTACCGATGTACTTACGTCATCATCAACATTATCAAGGCAAGCCTTATCGATTGCCATTAGATTTTGATGTTCCAATAGTTAGCCTTTCTTGCTATTACCAGGTAATGCTTATTTATTCAATATAAACTAAGTTGAGGCGTTTGTCAAGCACTTTTTACCAAAAAAATAAAATAAATTTATATTTAATCGATATTAAGATATTTTTTTGTATAAATAAGCATGGGTGCGTGTAGTACGTGAAAACAACGTAAGAGGCAAGTGTTTGAGTAATCAATCAACAGGAACAGCAGGTGTCACATCAAGTATGTCCGTGGGGTTCGGACCTGCCACGTATCAAGTTAAGAAATAAGGCAATTGGTTGAAAAAATCAGTTGCCTTTTTTCTTGGCTTGTCGAATCCCTAAGCAAAAGAATGCAGGGGTCAGTCCATTGAAACCTGAGCCTAAATTAAGACCCCTACACACAGCCCTAGCTTCTTTCTGACATTCATAAATGCCTACTGTAAACTTAGTAGCTTTTTCTACGATTTGATTATTTCTCTTGCTTGGTACTACACTGTAACTCACTATTTGAACCCTTCAAACTTTGGTTTGTTCTTCTTGCGAAAATTAACTACACCACCAAAGTCATCACGTTCAGAGTTTACTCGTTCACCAACTGCACCACGATCCATTGTAGGTCTATCATCTACTAGGTCGTCTTGTGCATCTTCTTCTGCATCAAACAAACGCATCTTTGATCTGTCGATACCTACTACAAATCGTTTGAGATAGTTAGTATCACCCCATCGATTTTTCAGTTGCTTGATGAGTAGTTGACCTAGACCTTCTAACTCTTCAGTAGATATCAAACCAAACATAAAGTCGGCAGTAGCGGGTAGACCGAAACTCTCAGAGGTGTCTTCGAGATTTAAGTCTGAACTGCTATAACCAGTTCTTGTAGTTTGGGTTGCAGACATGATAGGAATATTAAACTCTACAGCAAGACCACGTAGCTCTTCAGCAATGGCTTTGATAAGTGTGTATGAATTTACATTCGCACCATATTTCATGCGAGAACTTGTACAGATGTTTAGATAGTCGATATAGACTACATCAGGCGTGAAGTTCTTCTTTAGGCGTAGTTCATTAAGAAGATGGCGGAAGTGTGCTGATCCAGCACTAGCAGTTGGGTATTCCTTGACAATGAGTTTGCCTGTTGTTTTAGACTTAACTCTATCAAGCCGTTTGACATAGACATCTTTAGGAACATCTTTCAGTTCATCAATTGTCAGGTCAAGAAGGTTAGCATCGATTCGCTCTGCAATTCTTTCTTCCGCCATCTCCATTGTTATATATAAAACATTCAATCCCTGCATCATGTTAGCCGCCGCACAATGGGTCATGAATAAAGTCTTACCCACACCTGTACCTGCGAGTGCAATACTCAGAGATTTACGAGACAAGCCACCCTTAGTGATCTTGTTAAACAACTCAAGATCGAAAGGTATCTTGTCTTCTTTTGTGTGATAGAACTGATATCGATCTTCAGCATTCTCTACGAAGTCGTGACCAATGTTACTATCAAAAGATACGCCTAAAGCACCAGACAGAAGTTCTGGAATAGAACCCTTGTCTAAGTCTTTGTGTTTACCATCTAGAACTAGAATGGATTCACGTACAGCATTATAGATTGCTTTGTCTTGACAGAACTTCTCAGTCTTGTCTACAAGCCAATCTAAATCAGTCTTTTCATCATACTTGATATCATCAATGATGTTATTGACTTGTTTGAACATCTCTTCATTGAGGTTGTCTTTCTCACCAACCGCAATACGCAAGGCTTCTGCTGTGGGAAGCCCATTGTATTTGTCAATATACATTGCGATCTCTGAATAGACGATCTTATCACTTTGCTGATCAAAGTATTCGTCTTTCAAAAAGGGCAACACTTGTCGGGCATAATCTTCATTGAAGACTAGCCCAGATAGAATTGTGTTCTCAATCATTACTCACCTACTGCTTGGTCGATTTCCTCTTGTACCTCTTTGTCAGTTTCATCTTCTGACATAAGAGCCGTTCCACCTACAGTATAACGGGTTTTGATTGATTCTGCAAGCTTTGTTTTGGTAAACATCATTTTCCAAAACTCTGAGTTTGAATTGATATCTTTCGCTCTCATTAGTTTGTCACTTAGCACTTCACCAGTCTCTGGATCTATCGCTTCGTACCAACCAACTTTAGGCTTAGTAATATAACCCAACTTCTCACTAATGTCAAGTAACCCTGACCACTTACTGATACCACCTTCGAAGGTCACAGTCACAGGTATCTTAGACTTCTCACGTACATGTCGAGACTTCTCAATATTAATGATGAAGTGATACCCTTCAATCTCTTGACCAACTTTCTCTTGTTGACGACCAATGATCCAGATAGCATCGGCAGAATAGTATGCACCAGTACCACCAGATACGA